GACATTGATACTATCGATTTATCATCTGCCAGCGACTCAGTATCGTGGGAGTTAGTGAAAAGAATATTCCCTAAGGAATATCTCTTCTTCTTGGCTCTTTCGAGGACTAGAGACGTGGAAGTGATGGATGGTAGTGTAAGACGGTTATGGAAGTTTGCTCCTATGGGGTCAGCTTTATGCTTCCCCACTCAGTGCATAGTATTCCTTTCTGTCTGCATCTATTCCGCTATGAGACAAAGCGGTTGGCTTGTAACGCAACGAGCCAAAGCGTTGGAGTGTGAGAAACTTCCTGTGGAGTGCGTCAAGCAGTTTATCAATTCTGCTTTTCACAAGACTCCGGGATATTCACACCCTGGCGTAGGTAAGTTTCAGCCAGTCCGGGTTTATGGCGACGATATTTGCGTTGATGCGTCGCTTACGCCCGAACTTACCCTGCTACTCACGAGGTTGGGCTTTGTTGTGAACGTGTCAAAATCGTTCACATCCAGTTCTAGCTTCCGTGAATCCTGCGGAGGATATTACCTTCGGGGATACGACGTGACACCTGTCCGGTATAGTCTGCCGGAACGCAGCTCATATAGAGATGCACAGCATATCGCGGCGTGTATAGCCCTTACGAATAGGGCTGGTGATAGGAACTACATGAACTTACGTAGATTCCTTATGCAAAGTTTGCTGTGGAACGAGGATGGGCAGAAACAGCCCTATTTGTTCAGCAGCAACCGTGACCTACCGTACGCTTTTTATAGCGAACGCCCGGTTAACGACCACTTGGAGACGCTGGGTCCAAAGAATGTTCAACCTCTCATCTATGAAAAACGAGAGGGGTTACATAATAGGGACTGGCAGACTACTTTCAAGCGGTGCATCACATTCAGCTACGAGACGAGTCATAAGCCTGACACGCAAGAAAAGCGTGACGCTTTAGACTCCTATCTTATGCTGCAGTGGTGGGCGCGACAGCGCTTCGATTGTGACACACCGGAATTCTCCGGTGGATCGAAGCGCGTGACGGTTGGCAGCCGTCTCAGGCGGAGTTGGAATCCCGTCTGATGGCTAGAAGAAGG